GTTCAAGTCCCGCCAACCGCACCAAGCCAATAAAATAAGGGTTTACAGGTAATTCTGTAAACCCTTATTTTTGTTTGACATCATAAAGTCTTATGGGGATTGACATCATTTTGACATCAAAATATTTTAGAAATGCGTTCCACGATGTCATCTTCCATTTTAGGCGTGACGTGTGAATAGGTATCCATTGTTTCTTGAAACGAAGCATGGCCTAGGCGTTCTTGTATAGCTTTCATATTTGCCCCATTTTCAATGAGAAGTGTGGCGTGGGTATGTCTTGTACCGTGCATAGTAAAAGTTGGCTTACCGATTAAATTGGCGTATTTCTTACATAACTTACTGACTTCATCAGGGCAGCGAGGAGCACCTTTAATACCAGGAAATACTAAATTATTATTAATCCAGTTCATCGTCTTGATTCTGCGTTTATCTATGACTGTTTTATGTTTTATAAGTTCTTGGAGTGTGTCTGTATCAATGGCTATTATCCGTTTTGATGACGTAGTCTTAGTTGTATTTGATATAACTGCAGTGGATCCAATCTTGAGTGCTGTTTGTGAAATGGATATGGTCGATTTCTTAAAGTCGATATCAGACCATCTTAGGCCTAACAATTCAGAACGGCGCATACCAGTTGCAAATGCTAATTTAAAGAGTGTGTGATGCTCAGAGTTAGATATATTAGATAAGAAGCTCTTAACTTCATCTGCAGACAACGTTACCATATGGCGGACTTTAACCTGTTTTGGCCGATCTATGTTTTTCATGTAATTTTTAGGGATAATGTCATCTTTTACCGCCTGCTCTAATATGGATCCTAGAATTGTCATGGTGTAGGATATAGTCCTTGATGACAATCCATCCATTGATTCAAATACATACCGTAATGTATTAGGTTTAATTTCGGCTAACTTTACGCCGCCGATTTTATCTCTGATATAGCGATTGATAATTCCTGTATAGCTTTGATATGTGGCAGGGGTTATAGTCTTTGCTCTTAGTTGTAACCATATATTAATCCATGTATTTAATGAGATGGTAGCATCGAAATTGGCGCACGATTGGTTAGCATTTACATATTTCTCCATAGCTTCCGTAGCAGCTTTCTTAGTGCTGCCATAGAAGTATTTACGCTTACCGTTTATCATCTTTGATACTTGGTAGCGTCCATCGGTTCGTTTTTTTGCCATAAAAATAACCTCCTGAGCATAATAAATAAGCCTTAGAGGATTTATGATATAATTATATTGGAGTAAAAATGAAGTACCTCTAAGGTATGTAGTTTTTAATGGCCCTCACTGCGGTGAGGGCTTATTTTTTTACAATAAAAAAGGCCCTTAGGAAAACCTAAGAGCCTATTGTAACCTTAATGGTTACTCATCATTTGTTTGATAGCTTGGTGCTACCTCGTATTTACATACTATCATAGACTACGGTTTTTCGCAACTAAAATAAAGAAATTTTAATTTAGTTTCTAAATTATTTAACAATTCATCGGGTAAAATTATATTTGTAAGAACATCTGTGGTTCGAACCGGAGCTTTTATTCGCTGTTTGCTTATTGTTGTTATTTGTCCGATGTCAGCCATGCTTTCTGATTTTAGATTATCAAGATAGCTTAACACGGCCATAGCATCTTTATGTTGCTTTCTAAGTTTTATTACTCGTGATTGTAAAGATTTATCTGTTCTTATAACATCAATAGGATACTTTTTGGCTAAATCATCTGCTTCTTGATTAAGTGCCTTTACCATGGCCTTAGCTTTATCATCGATTAAATCCGATAATACACCTCCTAATGGCACCATGTATAAATTTTGATATGATGTATTTTTGTCCTTCTTACTTCGCAAGGGGATAACTGTGAGGGTCGATGTATTTTTACTATTTTTTATATCTAATACAATTGCATAGTGCAACCCGCCTAATTCTTGGCCTACTCTAAATCCAAAATTTACAAATACGATTTGACCCCGTTTGTATGTAATTAATTGCTTTGGCTTAAAGGTTTTTTCGTTTTTTATATAGCCGAGATAATCCCTAAGCCAATAAGCAAGAATAGCCGCTTTTTTATAATCCTTTTGCATGAGCTCCTTTACATAGTTTTTATATCTATAAAGGAGCTGCTTTTGGAATTTAATAAATTCAAGGATATTTTTGGGATCTTTAAAATTCATGTAAATTTCCTCCCTTATTAATTACATTAGAATATAGAATCTAGCGCAGTATCATGCCGGCGTTATTTTTTTATACCCCAAATATCCCTCTTAAGATGTCTCGATTACGTTCATGCTTAGCTTTCTTTTCGGCAGCTTGCTGTTCTTCAATGCGTTTTTGTTCCTGAATCTGCGCTTCATTTTCTTGCTGATTTTTATAATCTGCTAATTTAGCGTCACGACCAACTAACCCTTTTACAGAAGCAATAAGTGCTTCACCACCACTTCCAGGGGCTGGAGTGCGAGTGGCATTTACTGCAGCCTCCTTAACAACTGTATCAGAACCATTCCTATAAACATAATATTGTATGATTGTAACAGAAGAATCTGCGAAGTGAATATTGTATTCTCTTAATTCTTGAAAACCTCTAGTTTGTATCCAGACAGCCCACGCTTTAGCAGTATCAGTAGCTGGGTCATAGGAGAGTGTGTTTAAATCGACTTTCCCTGTGTAATCAGAATTTGAATAAAACCATTGCCAACGTGCGTCATTGAATTCTTTAGCACTAACCATCATTGTTACGCATAGTACAAATATTGTTGCTAATACTAACCCTTTTTTCATATTGTCATCTCCCTGTGTTAAATTATGTGGTGATAGAAATCGATTCCGTTAAGGTCCCCATCTTCAATTTGAGACATCCTTACCATACGTTCGACTAAGTTAACGTGATGTTCCACATAAAAGTCATCACGAATAATATGAATTAATTCATGCTTAATTTCTTCCCTCATGCGATCATGGGGAAGATTTTTATTTATGTAGATATTATGGGTATCCACATCTTCACATTCCTCTGACACAGCGTTGGCATGTGGTAAGTCACAGTAAATTACATTAACTACCAAATTAACACTCTCCCTTATATACTATTTATTTTTTAATTTTAATAGTTCTATATATTCAACTGCTTTCTCCATATCCTCCTTACTAATATCTTTTGCCGCAGAGAATAGCATACGAGCACCTGGGCGTGTGCGTAAGTACTCAGCGAATTCAGCAGCTTCTTTATCTAGGTAATATTCCTCTTCAGTTTTATTATTTGCTCTAGATTTATCGCCTACATCAGCGAAGAATTCAAGTGCACGTTCGCCGAGTTGATCTTGTTCATCTGGATCAGTTAATAATTCATCTAACGACATATTCATCCCGTCCGCTAATTTGTTTAAAGTTCTAATAGAAGGAATAATTGGTTTCTTTGTTCTAGAATTTTTATTATTTTCTAGCATTGACAAGTATTGTTTAGTCAAACCGGTTTTTGCTGATAGTTCTTCTAATGTTAAATTATTATCTTCTCTATATTTTTTTATGGCTTCTCCTAATGACATCGTAGAATCCTCCTTTCTTGATAAGTAAAGTTTACATTATAAAAACTTTTTTGTAAAGCATGCTTGACAATTGTTTTTTGATAAAGTATACTAAAGCTGTCAAGCGGGCTTGACAACTGAAATGAAGAAAGGAGGACGTATGAATAAGCTTAGAGAATGTAGGATTAATAAAAATATAACTCAAGAAGAGCTTTCTAGGATATCTGGTATTTCTAGGACTACTATTGTTAATATTGAAGCCGGAAAGCTTAAGTTTATCCGCTCTGACACAATGGATGCACTATCAGAAGCTCTTAATGTTCCTGTTCCTACATTATTTTTTTAATTTAAAAGTAAAGCGCGCTTTACTTGCGACAAAAGGCGCGATATGCGAACAATTTATTAACACAGAAAGGAGGAGAGATGAATCAAAGAAGTAGTTTTGTTGTCAACACAATTCGACAATAAAAAATACTACGTAATAGACCTGAACGGTAATCTATCACGTAGCATCAAAGATGGATTGATATTTTTAAGTCGGGACGATGCAGATATGTATATACCTGGCATTGAGTCGAAATTAAAAATAGTTTTAGACGGGGCTGCAAATCTTGTTAATGCAGAATCAATTAATCTTATGAGTATAATTTCTGACACACTTTTCGAGCGCATATCGTGCTCTGGAAATAATAATTAATGCCTCAATAGTTGATTGATAAGTATCATTACTTAGGTATTTGGGTGTATGTGCTTTGGGATTCCTGTATAGATAAACAATTGCATTTAGCAACGAACGGAGACCATTGTGATCTGATTTTTCATCATCAGTTTGAAATTTATTCATAACGATTATCGGATTCGAACCTTCAAAACATCGATTTACTAGAGTACTCCCATCTAAATCTAATCCTGATATAGAGCGCAATTCTGCTAATAGGCATTTACAAGATTCAAATATCAAATGGAATAGATTTTCTGAAATAATTTCAGGTCTACAGAACGCAAGTATCTGAGGATGAATTGAAAATCTATGCAGATCTGCTTTCAATCGACTTACAACCTCGGTAGCCTCGTCTAGCGTTGTTGCAGGGGTTACTTTTATTACCTTTCCTGTAGGAAGAAGTTTAAGCCCGATAAAACTTAAAAGTGTATTTAATGAATCTAATGCATCAGTAAAATCATTTTGTCTTTCTACGAAGAGTGACGGAGACATAATGTATTCAATTATTTTTATCATTGGATCGTAGGAATTGTTCTTATTACATTCATTAGCGACTCCATTATAAATACGTTTCCATTTTGTATCGATATCAGGAAGTTCACAGTTAATACCTAAATTAGCAAACATTATTGTTATTTCTTGTCCAGTTAATAACTCACCTAGTATTTTACAAATTTTTGTGATTTGTAAACTATTCATTTATATCACTCCCTTTCATCAAAATTATACATGAACGGGAGGTGAAGATAAATATTTAATTAACAAAGGAGAAAATATGTACAACACCAACAACTGATTTAGCTCTACGGTTAAAAACTCATAAATTGGCAAAACATATAAGCCACCAACAAAGTTAGTGGCAGTAGCGAGGGGCATTAAATGAAAGAGGAAAAACATATTAAAATACTCCGCCAACAGCTGGAACTATTGACGGAGTTGCAAAAACAAGTGGATGATCCACAAATAATCATGGAGTTATCTGACAAAATAATTGTGTTATCTGATGCACTAACTAATCTAGAAGAATCACAAAATAATAAATTATCTGTTTGGAAAGACGCATCATTAATTTATCAATTAGCCTTATCAATTCAAAATAAATGTGCAAAAGATATAGATGAATTATTTGCTCTGAGCAGTGACAAAAGCAAATAGCATCTGCATAACTGCGATAGCAATATGTTGATGCTTGTGGAGTACATTAGAAAATTTTGATAATAGACCTTTTTGCACGGGGATATCATTACTTAAGTTTGTTTCTAGCAAATGGAGCATTTTTCTAAACGCTTCTTTTTCTTCCATAGATATATTTTTGTCATTGTCAATTAGATTTGAAATTGAATTTATGGATTGATCTATAGAAATTGAAATATTTTCTTGTGAACCAATTATAGAATTTCCATTTATAGTGCCAATGTTAAATATATTGGTTGCATTAGAGCGTTTATGAGCACGCTGATAGTCTGTTTCATAATTTAAAATGGCGCCATCAGTCATTCCCAAAGGTTTTACATCTATAACATGGTAGTTCTTTTTGTTATGAACCAAGATATCGCCTTCTATTATATCTGAAAATTCTAATGTTTGAATGGAGTTTGGATATTTACTAGAACAGAAAAATCCATACACTTTGTCAGCGATTACTTTATTATTTCGTATTACAGTAAATAATTCAGACATATTTTTAAATGGGGCAACCGGCATTTTGAATTTCATTATAATCACCTCCTTTCAAGGTGATTATACAAACAATTATTTAAGAATACGCAAAATATTCATGAAAATTTTATGAACATCTATAAAGAAGATATAAAGGAGGATTATTGTGGACAGGAATAAATTGTGCATAACAGTCGCTGAGGCCGCCGAACTAGCAAGCGTCCCTCAAGATGTGATCCGTCAATGGGCAGCTGACTTTGATTTTCCGTCGATGAAGATAGGGGCCCGAGGAGGTAAACGATTGATCCATTTAGATTCGTTTAATGCATGGCTAGGGAAACGATGCCAAGCAAGAATAGGAGAGTGAAAAAATGAAAAAATTAGCAGGCATCATGTTGGCCACATGTTTTGGAATTTTAGAAGGCTCAGATGTGCAAGGGTACGAGTTGCACTCATCGACTATGCTACTGTTGCTTTTATGCGTTGTATCAGCAGTAGCTATTCTTTATAAATCATTTAAGGAGGATGAGCATTATGGACGATATTGATGTGATTGGTGTGTTATTTATTCTCGTTGTAATGACCGTTTGTATTATGTTTTACGGTGGTCTAATTTGGATGTTAATACGATGAGACGACCTGTTCGAATATGCACAAAATGCGGTGTTAGGTTAATTCCACACACTCATAACTACATTTATGACGAGATTAATCGTAAGGCGATTAGAGTATGTAAGCCTTGCCACGATGAACATATCCGCCGTAAAAGTAAAAATGCTCGCACTCACGGCAATGAGTAACGAGCAAAGATTAAATTAACCTAGTTAAATTGTAACACATAAGGAGGCTACTATGCCAACTGTTAATAAAAATATAGACTTTGATTTCTTTAATAGATCGGGCCGGTACCCTCCGAAGATACGATTTAATGTGTGGGGTTCCGCGTGTGGGTTAAGTATGGATGCTTATAAAGCAATGGGAAAACCTATTGGCCTTAAGGTGGGTATTGATAAGGTAAACCATGTAATTCATGTGCTACCTATTGATAAAGAAAATATCAAAGGTGCTATTTATCCAAAATCACACGAACTTAAACGGTCAAAGGTAGTTATTTCAAGAGCTCGTATTGTTTTAGCCGGACTTAAAGAGTTAGGCATTACAAACAATCTCGAAGGTACCGTTAATGATAAGAACGGTACAGTAGAGCTGCTATTTAAATTTTGAGAGGAGATAAAATGCCTGAAATAAAAGCAATAAAAACCAAACCCACTGGAAATGTATTTGACTTTAATTTCTTTGCAGATAACAGGGGCAAACACGAATCATTACAAAAGGTAGCGATAGTGACTACAAATAGCTATATCAAGCTTTCAATGCAGGCTTACAGAAAATTAAAAGGGCCTGAGTATTTCAAAGTTGGTATAGATGTTAATAATAAAGCCATTTGTGTGGCGCCTGCGATTGCAACAGAGCCATATGTAATTAAACCAACAGCAGTACAAATTGAAAAAAACACTATTTATATATCAAAAAGTCGTAGCGTAATTCGTAAACCCCAGGAAATTGGAATCCCTAAAATCGTTGAAGGGAAATTAGTTGATGATGAATTACTGTTTAAATTCTAAAGGAGAAACTATCATGGAAAATCAAAATATCTTAACAATTAAATTCAATGACACAGAAGATCTTGCCCTTAAAATTGCAGAATGGAATAAAATTTTAAACCATCAATGCTGCGGTAATTGTCATGATGAAAAGCACCCTGCTGAACAAGTAACAAAAGCAATGTGTGAAACTGCACCTAAAGCAGAGCCTGCTACAAAGCAGGAAAAACAGAAAACTCCAGAAATTACGGATGACGACCTTCCAGTACTTCCTCTTGACGCTGATCCGTCGCCTAAAGCAGAATCACAACCTCAGCCAGTCGTTCAAGAAAAGGTTAAATCTATTCCAGAACCTGAACCAGAACCTGAACCTGCATTGGATGTAAGTGACGAACCTGTAGATAAAAAAGCCTTTTATAAAGAATTTCGTGCATGGATGGGCGAAGATGGGGTAAAAGCAAAAAAAGCACTTGCAATTTTTAGCAAACATGGTGTTACTCGTCCGTCTAGCGACTCTTTAACGGATGATCTTATCACCGATTTGAAATCTATCATGGCAGAGAAGGAGGCTTAATCATGGCTAAGCAACAATTCAAAAGCCAAGCAGATATATGTAAGAAGTCGCTAGACATATTACATAAGGCAATCGAAATGGACCCTGGTAACGCCGAAGAGTACCAGGCTAGTATCACATATACAGAAGGTGTCATGAAAGCATCTAATGCAATTGTAAAAGCCTTTGATGTGGTAGAGCCTCCTAAGGCAGCTGCTTCTAAAGAAAAAGCGGAAGATGTGGCAAAGGAAGAAAAGCCAAAGCGCACTCGTAAAACCAAAACAAGTAAAGATTCTGCACCAGTTAATGAGCCAGCTACAGATGAAACACCGCCAATGGTTGAGACTAGTGCAGAAGAAAACGCTGACCTCTTTGCTATGTTTGGTGATTAAAGGGGGAATTCACTGTGGAGATTGTATCCAGCACCTATATTCACAAAATGTTCGATAGCGTAATCCTAGAGGCTCCTTACGATGCGGAGTATACAACTATTTGCCATCTCGATTGTGGATTTACATTTGGCGGTAGCTGGCAGCGTAAGTATTCCTATCACAATGGATATGTAACTGGTGCTAAATATTATACTTGTCCAAACTGCCATCTATCATCCAATCCCTACGATCATAAGATTTGCTATTCCATTAATGATGAGAAAGTATATCCTGTGACAGCCTATGTAGAAGTTATCAACTATAAATATTTTTTAGATTTAAAGATTAGATACCAAGGTATACAGCTTTTCTTTGATGGTAGAAAAAATGACCACGGAATGTGCACGGAAACATTGCGATTCGACTTTAAAAAACGTAAAGCTACATACATTGATAGATTTAGAGTTCGCCACGAACTCACTGTTGATTATATTCGTGAGAACGAGATTATGCCTGTGCTTAAATTCTTTGGTGATTCATATGCCATGACAGACTTTAATCGAAAGTTTTTAAATAAAACATTTAAAGCTTTAAGAGTTATGTTTGAAAAACGATTGAAAGAAACATATGGCTATGGGGCTAAGGATATATATGTGTCACCTAGCGCCACTGAAGAAAACGGCTATCATTTCACAATGTTACTTAACATGATTTTGAAATTATCGGCGCCAGATATGCCTGGCATTGTGAGTCTAATGAGACAGTATGTATATTGGACCAATGCTTATAGATTATATCGATACACACACATCCCCTTCGAAGAGGATGTGTTAACAGCTACAAGAAAGGGGATGAACTTTCAAGCGGCGCTTAGACAGTCGTATAAATCACCTAATAGCAGGGCATTACGAAAGTGTATGGTTGATGATCCGTTAAGCGTATATATGTCTGATATCCTCAATCTTTTCAGCGACGAAAACTGCAGACGTACTATTCTTACACTACAACGCAGCTATGAAAGTGCTTGCCCATATACTGGTAAGCTTCATAACGCTAACGATTTTCGTAAGGCTATGAAGCTAAATACACCTCATTCTAGGGATATGTGGCAAAAACTAATCGAACGCTTCGATGAACCTGCTATATTGCGGTGGTTACTTGGTGAGGATATCCGTGATATAGCAGATTGCGTTGATATGTACGTAAAACTAGGACCAAAATACCAGGATGTTTTGTGGGAAAAGCGATTCAAGCTAAAACAGTTCCACGATGAACTTATCAATTTGTTTAACAAGCAAGAGTACGGAGATGTAATATTGCCTGCTCAACCTCAATTACAGGCTGATGTGAACGGAATGCACTTCATGGTTCCTAAGACTGCAGCTGATTTGATGACGGTTGGAAAACAATTAAAAAATTGTGTGGGCTCTTATCGTGGTCGTGTCATGCAAGGACAGACGGCGATTGTAGTTGTCACTGATGATGACATGAATCCTGTGGCCTGCTTAGAACTAGCCACAGGGAAAAAGATAAGAAAAGGACAACCCAAATTCAACCATTTAGTGCAAGCGAAGTTATTTGCGAATACGCAGCTAAAACAAAATAATAAAATTCACTCGACAGTTATGCAATGGGCCAATAAATTACAGATTGAGCCGCACACCAT